TGCGAGGTGATGAGTTTAACCTGGGGGGTGTAAGCTAGAGTTTTCTTAAGTTCTTTTTCTTCTTCTCTCGTGCCTTCCCATTCTTCTGATACACCTGTCTCTTCATCTACGAGATACTTCTGAACCTTATTGATTCTCTTCCAATATTGGTCATAGGTGACAAGATTCTTGGCGATGTAAGTGGAGTTATATTGACGATAGATGCCTAGATACTGATATTTGTTGTCTCTAATACCTGTTGGGATGGCATCTATCTCTTCAGGGTCAATCCAGGGAAGCATAGACTTAACTTGCTCTTTGCTGAGAAGATCCCGTGTTGAAGCTTGATCGCAGTCAGATAAGTCTCTTTTTGTGAAGTATGGGTCAAGCATGAGGGCATTAAACGGTTTCCAGTAAAATTTGATATCCCCATTGACCTTATCTTTGGAGTAATCCATGTAGATTCCGACAATAGCCAAGCCCGTTTTAAGAGCATGTTCGAATGCTTCAGAAAAGATATAGTCCGCATTGCCCTTGTCATAGACATAATACATGACGTTTGAGAAGAGATCCGCTGTAATTTCATCTGAACCTTCGACTGGTGCAGTAACCGTTTGAGTGCGATTTTCCCGTTCATAACCCGAATATAGATTAACCACTCTTCTAATCTTGTTAAGCTCGAGCACCATCCTGTTCTGTCTTTCAAGCTTGGTACGCTCGAGGTTGGTCCAGTTATCACCTGCATATGCTCTTAAATCCCTATAGGCTTGCGCGTAATAAACGCTGAAACACCGATACGCATCATAAAAGAATTGTTGCCACTGAAAAACTTTATTGTTATGGTCTAAAGTGTAATTACTAGTTCCATCAGCCTGAAATGTGTACATTAACACACTCCTTGACTTAAATTTTTCGTTTTATTAACATTGTTTACATTACTATAATTATGGGGTAGGTTATGACAGATAGAGAAAAATTTATTATCGAAGCGACAAATGTGTCTAGAGGATATGCTCGAAATGGACATAAATTTATCCATAGGATGACTTGGGAGTTTTACAATGGCCCAATTCCTAAAGGATTTGATATTCATCACAAAGATGGAAATAAGATGAATAATCATATTAGTAATCTTGAATGCTTGTCTCATTCCAAACACCTTAGCTTGCATATGAAGGAAAATAGTAAAAAAGTCCACGCTTGGCTTGCTACCAAGAAAGGAAAGAAATTCTTAAGTGAAAAAGCAAAAAAGGAATGGGATAAAATGCCTTTAAAAACATTCACTTGTGAAAATTGTAACAAGGAATTCCAAACTAAACATAATCGACATGTAAAGTTTTGCGGGAACAATTGTGTAATGGCTGCCCGAAACAAGTCTGGTATCGATAATATTGAGAGGCTTTGCGTCATCTGTTCAAATCCATTTACAATTAATCGTTATCAAAAAACCGTCACTTGCTCAAAAACTTGTCGAGCTAAGCACATTGGTAACTTGAAACGTAAAATAAATACTTGTCATCAATAGCAAAATTTTTTTAGTCTTCTAGATTCACTAACTTAATTTTCACTTGAATATCTAAAACGCGTGGATACTCTAAAACGGTTCTATTTCCACATACAAAAGGCTTTTCATCTAATATTTGGAGAATATCTTCTGCGTTCTCCAGATATTGTAAGATGCTCTTAAACTGTGTTATCAGTATCTCTTTATTATAATCGTCTGTGCCTATAACCATTCTTTTCTCATCCTCTTCCATTCCTCGGCTGACATTCCTGATCCGCCAACCAATCTTTGAATGGATTCCGCTCCATAGATAAGGGCTTTTGCGCCATGAGAAGCCCAGTCGTGATAACTTCTCTCTCGATAGCATCCAAGTTTCTCGTTCCATTCCTTTCGGAAATTCTCGATACACTTGATTCCCTTTTCGCATTTGTTGTAGTCGAAAAAGAACCTCGGCAATGTATTCCTGAGACATTCGATTCCGAATATTTCATTGGCTTGTCTTGGAACAATGTCAACCTTGAGTCCTTGATCTCTTGCAATGTCGGCGAAAGACTTTCCCGATCCCTTTTCTCTTGCAGCAGCGTCATGAGGTAGAAAGTGTTTTTCATATATGTACGGCTTGCTTTTAAGCCATTTAACATAATGCGCCAGAGCTTCATCGCTGTTTTCGTAATAGTCGATGCAGTGGATCTCTTTCCCGACAAGCTGCCAGACCCAGATTGCGCACGCGTCCCCAATACCAATATCCCAGCTTGTATAGGTCTTCGCATTGTCATCGTAAGGTAAGTGGCAAATCCGCTTTTCATGACGCGCTTGACTAATCTGCTTGGCAAAATAAAATCCTTCGTTCGCTGACTCAAAAGCTTCTTCAGGCGTAGAGGGAAATTCCCTCTTCATATATTCGCCCATTGTCGTCATTTTTTTTACGTACCACGCTTTTTGCTCAGGCTTTAAAAATATTTCTTTACTTTCTAATTCTTCAAAATACTTCTCTTGGTCTTTACTTATCAAGACATTTTTTGAATCAATTACATAATCTGGATGTTTCCACCATGGAAAGAACCAAAGTTTCCAATCCAGCTTACCTAATTCCTTGCCTGAATCCTGTAAAGCTTGAGCTTCTTTACAGAGATTAAAGAAGTGACCTTCTCGGCCTCGAGCAGTAGATTCAATGCATACGAATTGCCCCGCCTGTACCGCATTAAGCGCTCCCGATACGATTTCGTTAGCTTTTTTGGGATTTTCTTGACAGATCTTGGCAAACTCAGTGATGTGAAGAAGCTGGAGGGTTCCTCCGCGGAGACTTGTAGAAACTCTATAAACCGATCCATTTGCAAAGCGCATTTCATGCACGTTATCCCTGTAGGCTGGGCACATATCGCGTACGAACTGTGGCAAGTTATCATAGGCAAATTTAACCTTGTCGATGAAGATTTCCCGCGCGATGGGCTTGCTATCCGCTACGATGGCGCAGTTAACGTTGTGATTAAAAAGACAGGTGTCTAAGAATAAAATCGCATGGTATGTAGTAATTCCTAACTGTCTAGCCTTTAGTATGATATTTAGATAATGAGGATGATATAAAGCTTCTTGTGCCCAATTAGGCTCAAAGTTTACGATCATTCCCTGCTTATCTTTAATCTTGTAAAGATTCCTAAGCCGCCAATCTTGATCACCTAAGATTTTAAGCGAATCTTCCTGTGTGCAAATCATTTATGCCTATCCTAGAATATATAAACATTTTTTTATCAGATAAAGTAAATATTTGATAGAAGTTTTTTATTGAGGCATAAACAAGGCTTTGCTAATGTAGTCGAACCAGGAGATCCACATGAAAATTACAGTAGATCGTACACATACTTCAGAAAGCAATTTAGTCTTTACGATAACAGTTAGTTCGCCGCATCTAACATGCTTTGGAGAGAGCGAAAATCAAATGATGAGACTCTTAGAGATTTGCCAAGATGATATTGAAAGAGTAGTTTTAGATGAAAACAAACTGAAGGATGATATTAAAGGTCTTATACATTCAGCCAAAGAAAAGGCTTTTGTGAGAGTTTTAGATAATCTTAAGTTTTCAATTGAGAATGAATTTAGACCTATGTTCAAGCCAATATGCCAAGAGATTTACAATTGGATACAAGATCACCAATCAGGTGATATTAAGAATTGGATGATTCAATTTGACCCTCAAAGAACTAAATATTACTTTCATAATGATCCTGAAAATCCTTATTCTAGAGGACCATCCACAATCCCCGATGATAAAATTGATGAGGATGAAGAAGATGATGACGACGATTACGCCTAGATGGCACGTTAAAAACCCCCTACAATTACATGAAAGGGAATTAATAAAAGTAGGTCTTGATCTTGGATTAAGCACAAGACAACTAGCCCTTTATGTAGGTCGATCTCGCACGAGCGTTGTTAGAGAATCTAAGCGTCTAGGTTGTAAAGAATTATATGATCCAAAAAAAGCACAAGAAGACTTTGAAAGAAAACAAAAGAATTGCGGGATTAAAAAAGTAAAATGAGTCTGCCAACTAAATTATATCATTACTCAGAAAAACTACTAAAAGAATTAAGACACGATTATCATGATCTTGCACGCTCTAGAATGAACTATTTTTCTAAGCCTTTTGGTTTATGGCTTAGCGTAGAAGATTATGAAGATGACGAAAATTGGAAAACTTGGTGTGAAAAAGAGGAATTTGCTTTAAAAAGCTTAAATTATAAATATCTTATAGAACTAAAGAAAAGAGCAAAAATACTTCATTTATCGACTACACGAGAATTAGAAGAATTCAGCCTAAAATATAAAGGGAACGATCCATTCAATTATGAAAGATTTGCTTCTCAATTTACTAAAAATCCCTACATCTACATAATAGACTGGGAATTATTAAGTAAAGAATACGATGGCATCATAATAGCTCCTTATAATTGGGACTGCCGTCTAAGAAATCCAACATCCTGGTATTATGGATGGGATTGTGCAAGTGGGTGTATCTGGAATATTGATGCCATCAAGTCAATCACACTTCTTAAGGAACAGTTCCCGCAGGTGGAAACTCTGAAGGATTTACAATTGGCAGATCTTGCCCCGTCAAAGTAAATTGTCCTCCCTGAATATAAGGAGTAAAATTCCTACCATCAATAGGAACAGTGTTGGCATCACACAGCTGAAAAGTATTAGTTGTGACTTGTCTGATATAGAATAAGCGATTATTTAGTTGTTCCATACCAGTGGCGACAGAAAACGGGATAGCATAAAACTTAGTTGCTCTAAGGGCTTGACCGTTTATTAAACCATGAGCTGTTTTTGTTACCACAACAGGCAATGCGTTTGTAATATTTTCAGGGGTAAATTGTCTAACCGTAAAATGGCTAGGGCTTGAATCTGGGTTGTTAGGATAAGCGCTTAAAGGCTGCGTATCAATAAATTGATAAAGAGCATCGTTTGGATCTTGAGGATTTGGGGCTGGAACTAATTCACTCATATCCGTGTAACTCTCTGTAAGCTAATATAATCGCTGTTCTTTCTTCTGAATCCAACTTTGCAACATAATAGATCAAATCCTGCTCTGGCATGCTTCTGTCTTCCAGCATTTGCTTAGCTTGATCTAAGAGATCAAAAAAAGATTCTTCTTTAAAATAATACCTTTACTTAAATTTATTTTAATGAGAAAAGAATATTAAACCAAGGAGTATTTATGGCTAAAGCAAAATCAGATCCAGTATCAAAGTTCGTAACAGGAAGTAAGCAAACAAAGGCTCCTAAGCCTAAAAGTTTGACACCCAAGATAAGCGCTAAGGGCGACAAGAAAAGAGCAGGCGTACACGGTAAATCAGTCCCTTATTAATATTATTTAGAGGTTCACATGTCACAAGCAGGAAGTTTTGCAACTTCAGGATCTACAGCATCAGGAACTGTAGTCCAGCAGGTAAGAGCTAAATCAACAGCACAAATTGATGTTGCTGCTGCGTTTTATAGCACTAGTCTACCGACGACATCCGATATGGCATTGTTAATATCTGCTACAATTACACCTTTCAGCGCATCAAATATTTTGATATTTGATTTTTATGGAGCTGCTGCATGTGATTCACCTCCAGATTATCCTTTAATAGCGATCTTTCAAAGCGGTGTAACTAATGCAATCTTTGCCAATGACAATGGAATCTCCAATGCACAATGCACATTTTCACCTAAATATTTTATGACAGCTGGTACAACTTCATCTACAACTTTTTCTGTCTATCATAGCAGTTATTTTGGAAAAACTTTCCATTATAATGATTTAATACCAGGAATAGGAAATATGACATTTATCATAACAGAAGTTTTACCATAAGGAAATATTATGTCACAAGCAGGAAGCATAAATACAGGTGGTGGTGGAGGGACTAACACCATTTATAACGTAAGCACTTTTCAGCCGAATGTTGTTTATCAAGAATTTGACGATTTTATTTCACCTACTAATTCAGGGTATAAACTTGGTTGGACTGGAACAACATCTGGTTTTCATAATTCTCCTGGAACTGCTGACCATCCAGGTATTGGAACTATTTTACCGGATGCGGGACAAGATGTTGGGGTTTATATAAAACAGGTTGATAAAGCTGGTACGGTTACTGGTAGAGGCCCATTTAAATTGGGTGGTGGTACATTAACCCTTAGTTGGACAATACAATTAACAGCTTTATCTAGCGGTGGTGATACATATGTATATAGTTGTGGATTAGCTGACGAAACAACATTACAAGCAAATTCAAGCGCTTTTGTTGATGGGTTATATTTTCAATATACGGACACTGTAAATGGTGGTAACTGGCAAATTAAAAGCACATCTGGATCTGTCACGACTACAGCAAATACATCTTCGCCCGCGACAACTGATTGGGTTACATTGTCTATTGTCGTCAATGCTTCAGCTACATCTGTAGCTTATTATATCAATAACGTCCAAGTGGCTAATAGTCCCATAACTACAAATATTCCCACTGCTGTTATAACCCCATTCTTTTTTGCAAATAATACTGCTGGAACTACGCCACAAATAAATACAGATCTTTTCTATATCGACATAGCCCTAGCCAACCCGCGCCCAGGCCCAACATTTTCCACAGGCGGAGGAGGATCGGGTAATCTTGTTTTGATTGAATCTCAGACGGCAGCAGCAAGCGCGACAATTGATTTTACGACAAATTTAACAGGTTATGATCAATATAAATTAGTGTTTTATAATGTGATAACAAGCGGTGCAACCAGCATGTTTTTACAATATTCAACTGATGGCGGAGCTACTTATGTTTCAACAAACTATTATAACTCTGGTGCATGTTCTGATAATGTAGGTAATTTTTATGGAAATAATGTTACTAATGGTAGTGCCTTTAGATTTGTAAATACACTTGCAACTTTACCAGCAGATTTTGGATTAATTGGTGATTATACATTTAACACTTTTCAATCATCATCAATATGCAAAAGCATTTCTGGATTTTTATATGATGGAGCTAATCAGTGGGCGACATTTGGTTATTGCGCCTCTTTAACAACAGCTGTTAATGCAATCCAAATCAACCTGAACGCAGGAACCATAACATCAGGCACATTCAAACTCTATGGAGTACAGAATTAATCCTCTTCAAGAACTCTGAGGATTTCATTGTAGGCATACACTTTGCCTTTGAAATAGAAGAAACTCTGGTAATCTTGAGCAGTAGTCATGAAAACCAGATTTTCTTCGCGGGCTTCAATAACATATTCAGCTACATCGTAACACAACACAATAACCTCCTATGGTTTAACATGTGATAGACTCGAACTATCACCTCCTACACCCCTAAATCTACTTGGACGAGGAATTAGGGTATCGGCGCTCTTCCCTTGAGCTAACATGTTATAAAAATGCCCAAGTGTACGATTCGAACGTACGGTCGTGGATCTAAGAAGCTTCAGAACTTAGAATTCTCCACCAACACATCTCTTTATTCTCTCATGGTTTATCGAGATGCTGCCTTAAACCTCTCAGCCAACTTGGAATAAAGCTGGCATCCTGTTATCGCAGTAATGCCATATGCGTCCAGTTTCTACCCAAGCTCCTGGAAAACAGAATGCAACACGACAAGGGTTTCAAACTCCGTGTTGCACCTAGATTAAAGATTTTTTAAGAAGACCTCAATCATTATATTATTACTATCTGGAGGACAATACATGCATTCCCACTCATGAAGATTATTTTCAAGGACTATATTCTTATAATTTCCGCATTTCATGCAAGTAGGAATTTGATATTCATAAGAATTTCCGCTAAAAATACTTCTAATTGGCGCGTTTGATCCCCATTCAGCCTCTAACATATGCCCTCTTATGGTGACGCCAAATGCGGGGAGTGACAACTCTATCACCCATCATTCTTTGAAGCTCTTTTCTAAGAAGTTTAGCTCTTACTCTTCGCATTCTGCCTCCTTTTTAGTGACCATTCGATATAAATCCCATAAGTTTTCAAATTGAATTTGACATTTGCAATTTACTCTAGGATTGCAATCATCAATCATTGAAAGTATTTTCTTTTTTATGCTGGTAAATTGATTTTCCTTCTTTTCTTTCCTGTCCATATATTTTTTCCAAGCTTTCATAATCCCAATCATAGCACGGAAAGACTGATCAGGACGGCAATCTGATTGTAACATGGGCCATCCATATAAAATTGCCTTGTCTAGTTCATCCATGACATCTTTAGAATGCTTTGCGATATCTGCCTTGAATGTTTCTTCAATGTCTGGAGGTGCTTTCCCCATCAGCTCCTCACTCACTCCCGCGATCTTGCAATGCTTTGGCCATTCGTCGTAAGGCACGCGTTTTCTCATGAGCAAGGTAAAGTCATTAAAGGTGTCAGAAATCTTCTGGTAGGCCTCTAAGACTTCGTTTTTATAGGCTTCATTGAGTGGTTGTTTGTCGGTCATTCCTTTACCTTTTGAAATATTACAAATCCCAAGATTACTCCGAATATGTACCCCAAGAAAACACCTGTTTCATAATCTAGGCACATATTACCTCGGAGTTATCCTAATTTTATCGCTGATCAAGAAATATTCCCAGAAGGTTAGGTCTGGGTAATAATTCTTAACAGCCTCATATTCTGCTTTAGCGGCATAGAAACCCATGATGCAGACCAAGATAAAGATCCATAGGTATTTCATCAGCTTATTACCTCTTCTTTCTCCTCAACAGGATGATTAGGAGTTGCCAGCACTAGGAATTGCCCTTCGACTTGAGGTATTCCCTGCACTTCTAGAAACTGCAAGCCCAGCGGGGTGAATACATTCTGTAATCCTTTCATAGCATCTTCATTGCAAAGAATGACAAACTGTTTCATTCATCATCCTCCTCGTCACATTCATCACAGGCTTTTCTTTCCATTTTATGTTTTAAAGCATTAAGTTTATCCGTTACTTTCCTGCGCTCATCTTGCACCTGCATATATCTTCGCATGTAGTTATTCATCGTCTCAAGCTCTCCAGCTTCCTTCTTCTTCAGATGCTCTTCTGCTTCAGTGTAAACCTTCATCAAGTCAGCAAGCTCTTCGCTTATGTCAATTGTGTTCATAATTTTATCCTCCCATTGTTTTTTTAAATCTTGTTTAAATCCTCTTAGGAATGAATCCATCATAACATTTTCCCTTTCTGAAGTTTTTAGGTTAACCATCCACGCGTTATTTAAGATGCAGTTATTGGATAAGCGTTTACAACCTACATCATCTTTAAATCCTAGTAAAGCTTTTGTTAAAGTGGGTAGTCTTTCATAAGACATAACTTCTTGTGTACAAAGAGGTTCATATCTTTTAAAGACCATTGTAGCACCTTTTTCTGGTAAATATGCCCAATAAGAATTCTTCACAGGAGATGTCCCAAAAGCTTCATCTCGATAATATTGCAAAGGCTCCGTAGGTCGCATGTAATTCAGATATGCCCAGAGGAACATCTTATTATACTGCTCAGCAACATCACTCTCGTTTATGGTCCATGTATAACGTTTAGGCTGTTTAAGTATTTCTCGTTGCAGGCGATCTGAAATCGCTCTATTAAAGTTATATTGCGCTTCCCGTAAAGATGAGACATGACTTTTTATTCTATCAATATAACTCATAACACATACCCCATTAAATGATGTAATTCCTCAAAGGCATCTATTTCATCTTTCCAATCTGAAGATATCTGTACAAGTGATTGCGTTGCATTCATTATCGCGAATATGGCGAATGAGCTATTACTAGTCTCCATAACTCTTAAGCGTATAATATGGCTTAAGTTATGCCATGCCCCATCTTTATCTTTTATAAACCCATTATTTATCATATTCAACTTTCTCCGTTTCCTGTTCTTCATCCTCTTCCCAGTCACATCCCTGCCAGCTATCAAGGTCTTCCCTGTCCCACTGATCCCAGTATCTAGACATCATCATTCTCTTTCATAAAGTCTTCCATAACTTGCGAAATGGCTGTATCCATTCTTGTGAAGCATGTATTGCAAAGTGTAATAAGCCTGCCTTTATAAAGCATACTCTTATCATTCCCCATGAATAATCCTGCATGGCATCTATCGCATTTGTTCTCTTTCATAAAGTCCTAGGGTTGGGCATTCGTTTTTTTCCAAGGATCTATTTTATTATCAAGATAGTCCTGAATACAGCTATAACCCATTTTATCTATACGAAACGCGCATTCTTCGCAAAAGTACATCGTTTCTTTTGGGGTGAGATGAACATAGTTACATTCTCTTTCGATTTTACATTTCTTGCATTTAGCGATCATAGTTATTCCAAGTTATATGAGGTTATAGCAACATTCTGCTATAACTAATTCTTCACCCCATCAATCTTCTTCTTCACCTGCCAAAACCTGGCCTTCATTTCCCGCGAGGGTTGTTGAGGAGGCATAAAGACTATAGGTTTGAAGAGAAGCGCTATCCTATCCCCCTCCAACTTCTTCTCAGACTCTAACCTGTAGTTCTCACCTATCTGCTGGCCTATAGCCATATCCCTATGCGCAACATCTGTAAAGATCACCCTCATGCTATTCATCTTATCCCTCTACGAAAAGTCTTTGTTTATACAATTACAAATTTTTTGAAAAGAATTTTTTTTAAGCGTATGCATATTCAAGAATTTTTACGCAGGCATGCTATGAGGAAGATTAATGTTGGGAGTAAAGTTTTTATTTGTTTGAGAAAGGGAAGCGAAGAATATTTTCCTTAAGGTTACATGCGCCGCAGAAGTTAATGGGAGTAAAGTTTTAGTTTATCTGAGAAAGTTATTTACGTGTGAAATGAGGGTGGGATAAATATAAACATAGTACCGGTACTACTTAAGGTCATCACCCCCTCGTGTTTTCTGAGGTTTAAACGATGCTAGGGGTGTCTAGTCGATTGGTAACCAAGGGTTGATACATTATTCTATTGCTTCGTTACCTAGGTGTGAGCAGGTC